ATCCTGTCCTGGCCGAAGCGGTCACCCAGTTTCAAGCGCAAGCGTATAAAGAATTACTACCTGCCGGAGGACCGGTACGGGCACAGATTTTAGGAAAGATTACAAGACAAAAACAGGATCAAGCGACCAGAGTCAAGGATTTCATGAACTACCAGATTTGTAATGTCATGAAAGAGTACGACTCCGAGTTTGATCAGATGTTATTCTATTTACCCCTTGCAGGCTCGACCTTCAAGAAGGTATACTATGACGATTTACTTGGACGAGCGGTATCAAAGTTTGTTCAAGCGGATGACTTAGTGGTTCCGTATTCCGCTACCTCATTAGAGGATGCGGAAGCCATTTGTCATGTTATTAAAACAACCGAGAACGATTTAAAAAAACAACAGGTCTCAGGATTCTATCGTAACATCGATCTACAGGTTCCCTATAACGAAGAGAGCGAACTCAAGAAAAAAGAACGAGAGCTTGAAGGCATTCGTAAAGGTTGGAATGAAAAGATTTTCACCCTGATCGAATGTCATGTGAATCTGGATCTGGAAGGCTTTGAAGACGTGGGTCAGGATGGTCAACCGACCGGCATTAAGGTTCCTTATATTGTTACCATAGAAAATTCTACGCGAAAAGTTTTATCCATTCGAAGAAATTTTAAACTCGATGATCCATTGAAAAATAAGATTCAATACTTTGTGCATTTTCGATTTCTGCCAGGTCTTGGATTCTATGGTTTTGGACTCATTCATATGATTGGTGGACTCAGCAGAACGGCAACGTCTGCTCTCCGTCAATTATTAGATGCAGGTACGCTCTCCAACTTACCTGCCGGGTTTAAACAGAGAGGCATTCGTGTTCAAAACGATGCTGTCTCGTTACAGCCTGGGGAGTGGCGCGATGTCGACGCTCCCGGCGGTAACATTAAAGATGCGTTTATGCCACTGCCGTATAAAGAACCGTCTCAAACGTTATTACAATTGATGACGATTGTGGTTCAAGCGGGACAACGTTTTGCTTCAATTGCCGATATGCAAGTGGGTGATGGTAATCAACAGGCTGCTGTGGGTACGACTGTGGCTCTTTTAGAAAGAGGATCACGAGTGATGAGTGCCATTCACAAAAGACTCTATGCGGCTTTAAAACAAGAGTTTTCTTTATTGTCGAACGTGTTTGCTACGTACTTGCCTCCAGTCTATCCGTATGATGTGATTGGAGATCAAAAAGAAATTAAACAAGCTGACTTTGATGACAAGATTGATATTATGCCGGTTGCCGATCCCAACATTTTTTCTCAGACTCAACGAATTGCAACAGCGCAAACAGAATTACAACTGGCTCAATCTAATCCACAGATGCATAATCTTTATGAAGCCTATCGAGATATGTACACAGCGATTGGTGTCAAGAATATCGATCAGATTTTACCCCCTCCACCTCCACCGGCTCCTAAGAATCCGGCGATTGAACATATAGATGCGATTGGTGGAAAACCTTTTCAAGCCTTTAGTGGCCAGGATCACAGAGCTCACGTTACTGCTCACATAGCTTTTATGGCAACGAACATGGCACGAAACAATCCCATGGTCATTGCGGCTTTAGAAAAGAATGTCTTCGAGCACATTTCGATGATGGCTCAAGAACAAGTGGAAATGGAATTTAGAGACAAGATTCAAAAGGTTCAACAGATTCAGCAAATGATGACTCAGAATCCTCAGGCTCAACCCGATCCAAGAATTCAAGCGGAAGCTCAGAATCTTCAGTTACAAATTGAAGCACGTAAGGCTCAGTTGATTGCAGAGATGATGGAAGAATTCCTAGTCGAAGAAAAGAAAATTACTTCTCAATTTGATCATGATCCAATTGCTAAATTAAGAGCGAGAGAACTCGATCTAAAGGCGCAAGACAATCAAAGAAAAATGCAAGAAGATGAAAACAGAATTGCGCTTGATCGTATGAAGGCGATGATGAATCAAAATGTTCAAGAAGAGAAGATGGAACAAAATGAAGAGCTCGCTCATTTAAGAGCGGATACCTCTTTAGAAAAACAAGCGATGTCCAACCGAGCGAAAATGCGTTCTGATGTTATGAAACGAAAGGATGTTAAAACGCTGAAAGGACCAAGAAGATAATGCCTTTCCAATCTGAAAAACAAAGACGTTACATGCATGCCAACCTTCCTGACATTGCTAACCGATGGGAAGCAAAATATGGATTGGGTGGAGTCGCTGGATTAAATGCACAGCTCAATAGTCTTCCAGAATACTATCTTCCTAAAAATCAAGGAGGTTTAATCCCTGCTCATCAAGCCGGTATCTATGGTTTGGCTGAAGGAGGAAAAATTATTGAGGGGAAACCTCATCAATTATCTTATATTACACCGGGCGAAGCTCAAACATTACAAAATTTAGGTGGAAGAAAAGTTATGACACCAGAAGGTATCCCTGCTTATCCACCGTGGGATAATCCACCTTCAGCAGGAGGAACTAAAGGAGAAACAACTAGCTCCGATCATGGCGGCCCATCAGGACCTCCAGGTGGAGGAGCAACATCAATGGGAAGTGGTAGAGATTATTCACCACCACCTTCAGATAGACAACCTGGCTTTGAAACATCTAATACAAGAACTACAACCCCAACAAGTGATAGTGGAGGGGATGGACCTGATCCTCATGGAGGAGATTGGGAAGAAGGTTGGTTGAATGAAGATTTAAAAAAAGTAAACGAGATTATAAATGATCCCAATGCAAACAGACGAGACAAAGAACAAGCTTTGGTCTGGAAGGATCAGTTTAATAAACAAATTAGAGAGAGCCAGACACAGGTAGAAAAAGGAAATATTTGGAAAACTATCGGTAATTTGGCTGCTTTATATACTGGAGTGGGTCCCTTATTAGGACTTCAAGCTCCTAAAGCTGTTCAAACGGTAGCCCAATTAAATTCTTTGTATAAAAAAATAGATAACACTATTTCTTTTGGAAAGAAGATAGGGTTGATAAATGAAAATATTACCACAGATGGTATAATTAAGGGGGTAAAAGATCAGGCATTAAACTTTAGCGCTGAACGTAGGAAGAAGATGGATCTTTATAATTCTCTTCCTGCCGGGCATCCTGAAAAAATAGCTTTATCTGTGGAACTAGAAATTGGTAAGAAACCTGAACATCTTAGAGATAATGGAGGAACAGAGGAAACCAGTATCAAAATTGAAAATATTGAAGATGTAAATCAAAAGAAAATGGAACTAGCTTCTTATGAAGCTCGTCAAATACAAGAAAAAGTAGAGAACGCTAAACGAAATGCTTATCTAGCTGCTTTTAGACAAAAGTATTTAATGGGTCCTACGGCTATGGCTGCAGGGGGAGGAAGAGTTCCTGCAGGTTATAATACAGGTGGACTTTCTAATTTATTTAGGTTAAAAAACGTATAGGAGTACAAATTATGAGAAACGATTTCGGAACAAGACCTTATAATGTACGTTTCCCTTATTCAAAGGGAAGCAAGAAACAAGGTTATGATGACAGACTTGATGAATCTTTAGGCGCAAGACGTGGCGCAGAGTCTACAAAGACTCAAAGCTTTAAAGCTCGAAGAGATGAATCTAAAGGCGCTGAAAAAGCTGCAGGTAAAAGAGCTTATTCGGCTGTCGGAACGATGGATAAATAATGCCAGGATCAGAACTTAGAGGAACAGGCAGAGCGGCAACGTATCCTAATTCTAACAAAGGTTATAAAAAAGGTGGTCGTATTAAAGCTGCCAAAGGCTACAACACTGGAAGAGAAAATCTTTTAGAAGAAGTGGGTAGAATTGATGCTGAAAAATCTAACAGAAACCGTAGAGCTGAAAAGAAAAGAGTCGTATCTGAACTTAACAAAGGATACAAAGGCGGCGGTATTATCAAAGGTAACAAAGGAATGGGAGTTGCAAAATAATGTCTAAAGATTGGCAAATAGGTTCTAACTTTGTAAAAGAACCAAAGATTACTAAGGATCCCTGGAATACTAAAAGTGGTTATTCTGAAGCTAAAGAAATTACACCACCTGATATTCATGAATCTCAAACAGTAACCGTTAAAGGTACAAAAACTAGAAAACCCGTTAAAGCAACCTGGTACTAATATGGCCTGGTTTGGTTTAGCAAGAATAGCTCTACAAGCTGGCGCTAAAATTTATTCCAATAGACAAAGAACTAAGATGGCTATGTCTGATGCACAATTAATGCATGCAGAAAAAATGGCTCGAGGTGAGGAAACTTACCAGGGTAAGCTTTTAGAATCCCGAGATAACGATTATAAGGACGAGATAGTTTTGGCGATATTAACGTTGCCCATAATTGTGCTCGCATATGGGGTTTGGTCGAACGATCCGGGCGCTATGGAGAAGATAAACATCTTTTTTGAGCATTTCTCGAATCTGCCAAAATGGTTTACAAATTTATGGATACTTGTAGTTGCCAGCGTTTTTGGTATAAAGGGAACACAGATATTTAGAGGAGGGAAAAAATAATGGCTAAAGACGACAAGTGGATACAAAAAGCCTTCAGTACAATTAAAAAGAAAGGTACAGAAGGTAAATGTACGGGTAAAAAGTATGGCAGTAAAAGCTGTCCTGAAGGTTCTAAAGCTTATAACATGGCTAAAAATTTAAGAAAAATAAATAGAAAATCAGCTGCCGATGGTGGCAGTATCAGTCACGTAGGTGGCTATTCACCGGTCTTAGGAAACAATAGATTTGGTTATCCTAGTGGTGGTGTAGAAGTAAGAACTCCAGCTAAAAGAGGTGGAGCAGCTACTCATGGTTTAGGAAGAGCTTTCATGAAAGGTGGAAAAGTCTAAAAGAAAGAATTATGGACGGAGTCCAATTATTATTTAAACTAAAGAAGTTAGTCGAACTCAGACGCGATGATGTGGTTAATGGCATGATCGGTGGTGTTGACAATTTTGAAAAATATCAATATATGTTAGGTCAGATACGAACGTATCATTATATTTTACAGGAAATCTCTAACCTGCTAAAAAACAAGGAGCCAAATGAAGACGGAAACGTTGTTAAAATTAAAGCCGAAGATCACCCTACCCAAGACTGATCTAGTGGGGTTAAAGAAACCCAAACAAATTACCAAAGAATCAACAAAGCTCCCGCAACCAACAGGTTGGAGAATTCTTATACTTCCTTTTAAAATGGGAGAAAAAACAAGAGGAGGTATTTTAATGGGACAAGAGACATTAGAAAAGCAACAAGTGGCGTCTCAATGTGGAAACGTATTAGCGATGGGTCCTGATTGTTATCGGGACAAAGATCGTTATAAGCAAGGGCCTTGGTGTAAAGTGGGTGACTGGGTTATGTTTGCTCGTTATGCGGGGTCTAGAATAAAAATAGAAGGTGGTGAAGTACGGTTGTTAAATGATGACGAGATCTTGGCAACCATCAAGAATCCAGAGGATATCTTGCATGAATATTAACATAGGAGGAAACTATGCCTGACGAAACAAAAAAGGCTGAAGAAGTCAAAGAAGAAAAAATAATTGATCTCGACACCAGTGGACCGGATGTTGTAGTCACATTACCAGAAGAAAAAGATAAAGCAGTAGTAGAAGTAAAAGAGGAGGTAAAAGATGAAAAACCTATTGAAGAGCCTGTTAAGTCCGATGACGCACCTACGAAATTGGATGAGCCAGTGGATGTTCGAGATAGTAAGGACGAGGAAAAACCTGAGACAGAAGACCAGAAACAAGAACTAGAAGACTATAGCAAAGGCGTAAAAGTACGTATTGCTAAACTAACCAAACGTATGCGTGAAGCAGAACGTCAAAGAGAAGCTGCACTCATCTACGCTAAATCTGTGCAAGGAGAACAAAGATCTCTTAAAGACAGACTCTCTAAATTAGATACGGGTTATGTTAAAGAGATGGAAGATCGAATTACTTCCAGTGTAACTGCCGCTGAAAGCAAACTTAAAAATGCTCGAGAAGCGGGTGATATTAGCGCTGAAGTCATTGCACAAAAAGAAATAGCTAAATTGGGTTATGAAGAAGCAAGACTTGCTGAAATGAAAGTAACTCAAAAGCAACAAGACGAACAACGTAAAACCTTAAGTGAAGGGACAATACCTCAAGCTCCACTTCAACCTACACCGGATGTAAGAGCAACCGAATGGGCACAAAAGAATGCATGGTTTGGCAAAGATAATGCTATGACCTATACCGCTTTTGATATGCACAAAAAGTTAGTTGATGATGAAGGCTACGATCCACAATCAGAAGATTATTACTCTGAATTAGATCGAAGAATAAAGCTTGAATTTCCCAACAAATTTGGTAATACTACAGTACAAACGTCCAGACCTAAACAAACTGTAGCTTCGGCTACGCGAACAGGTTACAGAGATGGACGCAGAACTGTGAAACTCACATCCTCACAAGTAGCAATTGCTAATAAACTGAATGTGCCACTGGAAGAGTATGCGAAACAATTAAATAACGTGAAGGAGACATAAG